TCTCCTGTTTTTTTATTTTACGATAATGTTCATTATCCCATTTGAGAAGGATTAGAAGTCCTATGGAGCTGACCACTAATCCCAAACCAAATCCTATACTTACCAAGATTAAATTGCTCATAAACTTTTTTGAGCTACAGTTGCGTCATCATCATCATCTCCAACTATCATCAAAAGATTTTGATACAAGAATCTTTTTGCATAAGTCATTACACTTCCTATTGGTTGTGGTTTGCGTTCTGCAAACATTGTTACAAAAGTCTCAAAATATTCTCTTGTTTCAACGTGTGTAATTCTCATTCTAAAAAATACAGTTGATTCTTTACTGCCATGAACTGTTTCTTTGTCATAAGTTTGAGTAAAAGTAGTTACAAGACCATGCTTTAAAAGTATTGGCTCACATACAGTAATAATTTGATTTAATGTTGTATATGTATTCCCAAAGTGTGGATTTTTTCCGTCTTTAGACAAACCAGCTTTTTGTATTTCTATTCTAGCATTAGCAAATGAAGCTAAATGGTCATGCGGTGGTATAACATTCATTATTTTTTTTTCTGTGTTCATTGAACTCTCCTTTTAAATAAATTTGTAATTAAAGTTTTGTTGTAATCTGAAACATTTTGCAAAGTACTACCATCAAATGAAAGACCAATTAAGTAATCCATAAATTCATAAGTGTCGGTGTCAGCTTGAATCAAATAATTGTTGTAGTGCATTGCAACAACATCTTTTGTAAATTTTACTAAAAGAAAATGCTGTAGCTCATTGCAATTTAATATTACCGACCTATAGACATCATAATCTTTTAGAATTTTATTAGCTGAATCATCATCTAAATTTAAACTACTGATTCCATCTTCTATGTGATTAAGTAACAAAACTGAACGATATATATAATCAGTTTCATTTAAGTTATCCATTACGCACCTCCTATAAATAACATTAAGTATGAAGATAAAAACACAAATCCAAGCGTGATAAATCCACCTACAATTTCCCAGCCTGTCATGTATTCATTAGTTAGATCGTCTTGTTCATTCATTTTAGATTCCCAATTTAAGTTTTAAGTAAGTTCATTGTAAACTAATTCCATGTTTAAGTAAAGTATATATTTATATATTTTAATAAATAATATATACTATATATGTAATTAACGAAAACAATATAACAAAAGGAGCAGTAATGACATTTGATGATTATTTAAAAAAAGAAAGGTGGTCAGTTGCAAGGATTGCAAAAGAATTAAACCTAAATGAAGCCACCGTAACTAAATGGAAATACGAAGGGGTGATACCTAGAAAAGATCAAGTCATATTAATTTATAATTTTACAGGTGGTAAAGTAACCCCTAATGATTTTTATGGACTTCATTCTTCATGAGTTTTCAAGCAATGGCATGGGCTGTGAAACAAAACACAAAAAGCCCTGTATCAAAATTAGTCTTATTGATGGTAGCTAACTATGCAGATGAGAAGGGTGAAGCATACCCAAGCCAAGACCATCTTGCAAAACTTTGCCAATGCACCAGAGTTTCTGTAAATAAACACATTAAAGAACTTGAGAGAAACAATTATTTAAGCATAAGAAAAACCAAGAATGGTATGTTTGGATATAACACATACACTTTAAATATTAACTATATAAAGAATATTGATAATGGGTTAGTAAATAATATTAACTTAGTTAGTAAAGAATATTTATACAATACTCAAGATAAACTAAAACCGTTGTTTTTTGATAAGTTCTGGAAAAGCTGTCCTAGAAAAATAGCTAAAAAGAAAACTCAGTCTGTTTATAATAAGTTAATAAAAAGTAAAGAAGTTACTGAAGATTATTTGATAAAGACTATGAACGATTATAGTGTAAGTGTTAAAGATACAGAGTTGCAGTTTATAGTCCACCCAGTAACATGGTTGAATCAGGGTAGGTTTGACGATAAATTAGAAGTTAAGGTTAAAAATAAAAATTGGTTAGCTGGATAAACAAAGGAGCAAACAATGAGCAAAAACTTAGAGGGCATTTATACTTGCCGAGATATTTATAAAGATATAAAAGATTTATATGATGGTAAGACACAACAGCAATATGAGACTGGGTTTCTGAACCTAGACCCATTGCTTAAAATCATTAAGCCATCATTTATGCTAATAACTGGAACGCCGAATAGTGGTAAATCTTCTTTCACTCTGGATTTAGCTCAACAGTTAGCACGTTTACACAATTTTAAGTTCTGCATCTATTCACCAGAAAGCTCACTCAGCCGAAATGTGGCAAGGCTTGTAGAAAAGTATTGTGAGAAACCATTTGATAAAATGTTTGACAATAGAATAACTGAAGAAGAACTAAATCACGCATTGGCTTTTATTAACGACCACTTTTATTTTATTGATAAAAAAGACGATAGCCCAGACATAAAGTGGATATTAGAAAAGGCTGAAATATGCAGACAAGAATATGGTATCGACTGCCTTATTACAGACCCATATAATGAGATTAACCCATCTAGATCAAACATAAATGAAACCGAACATATTTCTATTCTTATATCTGATATAAAGAGATGGAACAGGGAAAACAACATGATTACTATGATGGTGGCTCACCCAACTAAACAAACCAGAAATGCAGAAGGAAAATTTGTTGTGAACAGTCTCTATGATGTGAGTGGAAGCTCACATTGGAATAATAAATCCGACGTAGGAATAATTGTTACAAGAGATTATGAAGATGAATCAACACTTATTAGAGTTGCCAAGATCAGAGAAGTGGACGTGCAAGGAAAAATTGGAGCTTGTAAGATGCGTTGGAATAATGAAAAAAGAATATTTATACCAGACATGAGTTATGAGGGGTAAGTTATGAATGGTTTTATATACATAATGAGCAATAAATCTTTTGCCGATAAAAGAATTAAGATCGGTATATCTAAGAGCGACCCAACTCAACGGAAAGATAAATTATACTCAACAGGCGTACCAGAGCCATTTGTTGTTGAATATTATGCTTTAGTAGAAGAATACGAACTAATTGAAAGAACGGTACATAAAGATTTAAGCAATATTAGACCTAACAAACAAAGAGAGTTTTTTAACTGTACTATAGAGAAAGCAATAATTTCTATAAGGAATTTTGCAGAGATTAATTACGAAAGAATATTTTATAAAACAGATGAGCAACTAAAGATAGAGCAAGAAGAATTAAACGCAAAGAAAGAGGTAGAAAGACAAAGAATTATTAGAGAGCATGAGGTTATAAGAAAAGAGAAAGAAGAAAAAGAAAAAAGAAATAGAACTATTTTCGATAATAAGTTTGAGTTAGGGTTAGATTTTAAACTTAATGAAGCTAATGTTTTAGATAATTGTCCACATTGTGGAAAAGAAATTAATCAAAATAAACTGGAGAAATAAATGAGTGAACAATGGGCAGTACATAATACAGTCGTAAAAAATATAAATGATCTGATTGAATACGACAGCAACCCTAGAGAACATACGCCAGAACAAGTAGAGCAAGTAGCTAACTCAATTAGAGAGTTTGGTTGGACTATGCCTATATTGATTGATGAAACCAATGAGATTATTGCTGGGCATGGAAGATTAATGGCTGGGAAAAAGTTAGGGATAAAAGAAGTTCCTTGTATTGTTGCACAGGGCTGGAGTGATGAACAAAAGAAAGCCTATTGTATAGCTGATAATAAACTAACCGAAAACAGCACATGGTCTAAAGATTTCTTAAAACTTAACTTAACTAGCTTATTAGATAATAACTTTGATTTAGAGTTAACTGGATTTACTAAAGAAGAGACTATGATTTTACTAGATGATATAAACTTTGATATAGGTTCAGAAGATGATCAAGGAAAACTAGACGAACTAGAACCGAAATTTATAGACTGTCCACATTGTGGGGAAAAATTTGATGCAAGAGAAAGTTAATCTAAGAGTAGACTGGGCGACACACGAAGCTAGTAAGTATGCTTGTAATAATTGGCATTATAGTGAATCAATACCTAAATCAAAGTTAGTCAAATGTGGTGTATGGGAAGATGAAAAATTTATAGGTGTTGTTATTTTTTCATATGGAGCAAATGCACTCTTAATGAGTCCTTACAACCTAACTATGGATAAAGGTTGCGAGTTAACAAGAATAGCACTAACAAAGCATAAATCCTCTGTAAGTCAGATCATGTCATTAGCTATTAAGAAATTAAAAATATTTTGTCCTAAGTTAGAGTTAATAGTTTCGTATGCTGATCTAGACCAGAATCATTTAGGTATTATATATCAAGCAACTAACTGGATTTATGAAGGAACTACTATGGAAAATAAACATAGTGCTTATATTATCAAGGGTAAAAAAATACATAACAAAACAGTAGGAGACTTTGTTAATAAAAGAGGAAAAATTTGTAATAAAGAAAATATTAAATTACTATATAAGACAAATGATGTTAAAAAATTTTATAGCAAAGGAAAACATAAATATCTAATGCCATTAACTAAGTACAGAAGAAAACAAATAAAACATCTAAGCAAAGTTTATCCTAAGGCGAACAAATTAGGCGATGGATAATACCCTTATCACAGCGGTGGTGCGATTCCACCTGTTCGCTCCATTATTTGACTAAAGTTTATTTTTACTTTATAAAAGGTATATATGCCAAAAATAGTAAACAAAACAGATGAGAACGAAAGAATGGTAACGCAGTTATCAGGTCTGGGAATACCTCATGAGCAAATATGTGCAATATTAGATATCTCCAAGCCCAGTCTGTATAAGTATTATTCTGATAATTTAATGAAAGGCAAGGCAACAGCTAATGCTAAAATATCCGAGAATCTTTTTAAGATAGCAACTGGCTCTGGACGTGAGGCAGTAACAGCATGTATATTCTGGCTAAAAACTCAAGCAAGATGGACAGAGCGACAAGTACTGGAGATTCAAGATGGCACAGAG